TTAGTGCTTCCCTTCTATTAAGTCTAACCTAGCTTTTATTCTCTCTATTTCTCTGCGCTGCCATGCTGCCTCGATATAGAATAAGAGATCAGGTCTGACTCCCCATCTAGATCCTGCTGGCGTTATTTCAACGCGCTCAATGATGTCTTCCATTACCATCACTGGATTATCATCCTCATCAACAATGATGCTCCCGTCATTATCAGTCAGCGGAATTTCCCTTTGGCCAGTAATGACGTCATCATATACTGCGGGATAATCGTCATAGCAAAGAAAGGCATAGCGGCATGTTGTGCTTTCTTCTTCCATGAGTCCGTGAGAAATAAGAACATCACGAAGTTGCTGCGCGATTACACCATGATGTATCCTCGCCCCTTCTTCTCCCTTTATAGCGACAGCGTTCAGCCATTTATAAGCGATATACCTGACGTCACCCCAGGCATCCAGCAATGCTTCGTCAGGAGAGACCGGCTCTGTCTTTAATGTTCCGTCACTGGTAACCACAGGATTGGAGCCAAGATAAACTGTCGAGAACCTGTTTCCCGGACCACCAAGAGCATTTACATTATCAAGATAAGGTTTAACATCTCCGTTCTCAAAAAGATGTTCGAGTGCGTTATATACCGCGCGACGTGGAGTACTGCTTCCGGAACCATGCAACGTTATCATTGCACCATCTGCTGAAGACGTTGTTTCACCGCCGCTAACGATTAATCTCTGAGCGGTAACATCATCAGACGGTACTTTCTTCGCAATAATGGCGTAATTACCCTCAAGTTTGACTTCCGCGCGAACTTGTCCTGATGTACCGGCATGGACAGTCAGTGACTGGACGGCAACATCATCTGTGAAATCAACGGGTACAGGAACCGTCCTCACGCCTGACGTCGACATAAAAGTAGGAAGCGTTCTGTTAGGAGTGGCTCCGTAGACAAAATCCCTTGAAACAAATTCTTCCTGTTTAATTTTCACCCTGAAACAATACAAATCAGCCGGGTGACCATCGTGAACATAAGGATATTTTCTGTTGTTATCCCCTATGCTCCATGGGTTTAGAAAGTCTTCCCCACCGAAAATGTAGTACAGCCAGTTGTCTTTGATACAAACTGAACCAACACCAACCGCAGAGTTAACTATTCCGCCCTGATAAATCTGATCAGTAACATTAACCCACTCTACATTATCCAGACTCCACTCATTGACGTTAACTCTGGTCATAAATGTTCTTGGATAATTTCCTGCATAACGGTTATCAGGTTCTCCTCCTTCCCACTCACCAAATGCGCGCTCACTGCCAAAAATAATCAGCTCATCGCCAACTTTGGCAAAAGGAAGGTTTGAGTGATGAACATTATTTGGGAAGCGAAGAGAATTCCATGATGTACCTAAATCAGAGCTTCTGTGCAATGAACTACCGGGTTGAGTACTTAATGTCCCCCTGGTCGTCAGATACAGAATGCCATCATAATATTTTACACATGGCTCAGATGCATTCGCCTCATATTCTACAGGTATGCGTCTGCGAACAAAGCTACCAGGAGAACCGAAAGCATCAGAGAAATAGAGTATCCCAAGCTCGCGTGGACCAATATCACCATTATGGTAGCCAACAGCAAAACTGTTATCGCTAATCGTCGCAAAACTGTGAATCTCAGTAACAGGAGTGCTTCCGTCAACAAAAGAAGGAATAGTTCCAAGACTGGTTTTTCTCCATGGTGACGAGTGAAATGATGTACCAAAACTCCAGTATCTACCCTCGTTATTCTGATCCACATCCTGGGTATTTTGCGTCGTAACTGTAAAAGTATTTTTATCAATGACAGTAGTCACCGTCATATTCCCGGTAACACCTGTAACACCAGAGTTTGAGAAGTTGACAAAATCACCAGCAAATAATCCGTGATCAGTAATGCGAATATAAGCGACTTGCTGATTTGCTGCTTTCGTTATACCACCATAAACGCGAAGGCTGCGACTCATTGGGCGATCCCACAACTCTGCAACCTGCAGTTTATTTCCGCTCACGGTCCGCGTCTCAATTACAGCAAAAAGGCGATTTCTGACAACCCCCATACTCATGCAGTGATAGTTAACTGTGGGATAGTTTTCATGTAAATCTGTAAGCCATTCCGGCGTTGTCCAGGTCTTCCCGTCATCTCCTGAGCGAACCCATGCAACATGGAGGTTATTTACACCATGGCGGTCTCCAGCCATAAAAGGCGCATAGATGACATTGTCATATACAAACGTTTTATCCTGCGTCCAGGCGTTGTACCACGGTGTATCTGTAATTTTAAATAACTCTCCCTGGATAAAATCTTCAGAAGCATAAAAAAGAGGCTGACCCGGTATTCTCTCAAATAAAAAACGAGCATTTTTAAATCGACTGACATCTGGAAGAGTTGATACTTTAAAAGTAAGCCCTCGCCCATCTATCTTTTCACCACCTGTTGCAACAGAAAGTAATTCTGATAGAGCTGATGTGTCATCATGAACACCATCACCAATAGCCCCCCAACCTCTTACATCATAACTGTCTCTCCATCTTGCTATCTGAAGTTTTGGGTATTTATTCGCTCCATCTGTGTCTTCTAATTGCTGCCGTAACTGATCAGGATCATACTTCAGCACATTAGGAAAATAGAACTGCTGCGCACCATACGCATCATAAACAGCCATAGAATGGCCTTGCACGGTAACGAATTTGGCAATCTGTCCGTTATATACCGGATATCCAGCAGCGTTAATGATGATTGGTTGAGAAACAGGAACGTGAGATCCATCTTCGTTCTCTACATAAACCTGAATCTGGTTTTCAGGATTTACCGGGTCAGTGTCAATTTTTCCGATATAAATTTTGCCATTGGCTACGGCTTTAAAAGAACGCGCCATAGTGAAGAGTTGCGAAGGCATACTCACTACAACATTGGCTGTAATGTCTGTCATTTAATTTGCTCCAGATACAAGGAATGGCCGCAGCATGGCTACGGTTGGCATTTGTTACATACCGAAACGGTACGATTGTTGATTTGTACAGTGGGTTTTACGATGCCATTCCACCCATTTGGTGAGGCATTGATGATGTACAGCAAATACGATGAGGCGCAGTTCCACTTGAGGCTTACACACGAGTTGCACGCTAAGATTAAGCAGCGTGCAAAAATGAATAACAGGTCTATCAATTCCGAAATTGTGGCTACGATGGAAGAATCACTCTCCAAACCATCACCTGTAAGCGGGTATCGTGATGAAGAAGAGAGGCTGGCCTCATTAATCTCGGAACGAGTAAAAGAAGTTGCGGCTGAAATTCTAAGGAAAGAAAAAACCCGCGATTAAGCGGGTTTAGTTTTCATTATAAAATGTTACGCCACATTTGAGCCATGTAGCAGGTGTTGTAGTGCTTTAACGCCTTCCTCATTGTAGCGGAATGCTTCCACCTGTTTGCTGGAATGCGCAGATTTATCCAGGAAGAACTTCCCGTACTGCTCAGTTTTGAGGTTGTTTGCGTTAGCAATGCGACCAATCTTGTTGGCCGTTACTCCAAGCTGCTCTGCAACCTCCCCTGCTGAGTAGTAATGCTCTTCTATTGCCGGAAGAGGTATTGCATTAAAACCAACGAGCGGGTTGATTATGCTTGCTGCAGCAGTCTGCTTTGCTTCCGGCGCAAGATTTGGCATCAGATCGAACAGATTGGTAACAGCTTCAACCGTCATTTTCAATGTTCGCGCTTGACGATACTCAACAAGTCCACTCGCTGATTTACCGCTTTTAATGTGCGCTTCTTGCATACTTTCAAGTTGGTCTACCAGTGAGCGGCGAACGGCTTTTGACTCGCGAGCGGCAACTCGCAATGCTTGCTTGATTGACATCTCAATGATAACCATCGAAGTTTTGTTCGCTTTTTGCACTACACTTTTTGTGTAGTGCTCTCCATCCAATTCATCTTCAATTTTCTCGATGAATTTGTTATTACGAACCTCCGGCTCACCGCACTGTCTACGAGCCTGATTTACCATCTCAAGCAGGCGCTGGCTGTCAATGGTTTTATCCGTGACAACGGATCCGATGTTTGCTACATTCTTAAAAGTCATTAGGCATTCCTTATGTGGTAGTAAGGGTGTGACATAGGCCGCCAGCAGCACACTGGCGGTTTTTTTCACCGCCAGATGCGTCATTAATACAGATGAACAGAAGGCGGCAATTCTTTATTCTTAAGCCTCATCCATGCGGAAAGATTCGTTGGTCCGTCTGGCTCATTGATATCAACATCTCGTGTGTGATTAATTAAAACGTCTCTCGCTATATCGATAATACGGGAGAACTCATAACCGCAGTCATGACATCTGCCGGAATAGTTCGATTGAATTTGTTTTAATGCCGGATACAGTTCGCGGAATAATGCCTGTGAGCGGTTGGCATAATCCCATAGCCATACAAGGCTGTTTGCTTCTTTTGCAGAAAGCTCGTTGGTTTTCTTCTCTTGTTTGCCGATGAACTCACCTTCAAGCACTACCCTGTGGATGTACTCTACGGCTTGCGGTATCTGAGATGCATCAAGCTCTTCAATACTTTCCACATTGAAACGCTGATGAATCATTGCATAAGCTTCTGGGTACATTAGATGCTTTTTGCTGACCAGCATATTTACAGCATCACGAAGCGGAGTCCTGTCATCAACAGATGTTTTCTTACGTGTATTTTCTGCCTTTCCCTTTGTCCAGTAGTCATGCAGCACAGTAAAGCATTCTTCCTGGTACTGAATCAGTTTATCGCGGATGTCAGCACGAACTTTCTCAGGGTTGATGCTGAACAGCCATCCATTTAACTTCTTCAAAGGAAGGCAGAGTAGCTTACGAAGCTTTCCATCAGCGGCAACCATGTTCATATGAACACAGTTGAATTTGCTAATCTGCTTCATGAGTTTTGTTTGCTGCGTTGACCAGCTCATTCCAAGGTTTTCAACGATTGGCTTCATCGCAACATATGCAACTCCGGCAGCCATGGCGGTGATAATTTGCTGACCGTTGAATGGTACGTAAGAGGTGTTCACTGCTTCTAAAATTGCTATACTATTCATGTTGGTTTTTCTCCACGGATTTACCGACAACCGAAGCCCTGACTGTTCCAGCAGTTGGGGCTTCACTGTTTTGATTTCTTTGCCGCATCAAGCATCACTTCTGAAAACGTGCGCTTGCCACTGAATACTCTTTCTCTTCTCAATTTTTCGTTCGTGCCAAATGATTCGCCATGAACAAAATTTGGTCTTAAAATGGTAATCGCAATCTCTTTGACTACTGCATCCAAGCGAATCACACCGTTATCCCCTCTCTCTTCAGGCTGTCCATCACCCGTTTAATTACTTCTGCGCTAAATGAGCGACACTCTTCCTTTGCTTTCTCTTCAAGGATTTTTTCTAACTTCTCTGGCATACGCAGTGTTTTTACCTTCATTGCGTCCTCCGTTGTATGTGGTACGCATACATAGTATTTAGGTACGCATTGATAGTCAATAGATACCTACATATCCTGTGGTAAAAATTTATTCAGGATGCGCCGATGTCTGATCGTAAGTACAAAAACCCTCAAGTGAATCTGAGGCTTCCTGTAGAGATAAAGGAACGTCTTATTGAACTGGCTGAGGCTAATTCTCGTTCATTAAATGCTGAGATGGTCGCAGCACTTGAAGCATGGACCGAAAAAAACAAACACATTCAAGCACTAGATCTTGCAACTATAGCATCACGATTGATAGATCTTGAGCATGATGTTGAGAAGTTGAAATGCATGTATGGCAACGATGAAAACAAAGGTTAGAGACATAGCCCCATATAGCGTAAGAATGCCAGATAGCCTCAAGCGCGACTTGACCATAAGGGCATCGAGAAACGGTCGTTCATTAAATTCAGAAATAGTTATGATCTTGCAAGCCGCTATTGATGAAGAAAAATCACCAAGATCGATAGAAGGTTTTGCTCAACAAGAATCTGAAAAATTTAGGGAGGCTCTTCTTAAGACTCTCAGCAGCATGTACGGAGAAGATAAAAAACCCACCTGACGGTGGGTTTTATTAGTGCTTGTATAGCTTGAACTCCCTGTCGAGCCATAAGACATAAAAAGTGGCTCCAATCTTATAACCAACCATAGGTGCCTTAGAGCAAAACCTGAACGCAATGAAATCCACATCTTGAGTAACATGCTTAGGAATCGGAGCCTTTATCGCGTTTCTGGCAATTTTTTCCGTCCCAAGTCCGTGTTTATCAGATTTTCGTATCTCATCCCATGACATCTGACTTAACCTGAACAGCCTATCTGCAAATGCTGCCTTTTCATGCTTTTGGCAGCAATCCAGGCAATACCCCTTTTGTAGGTATCTAAGAGAAAATACAGGCGGACTTTTGTCTACATCATGAGATTCGTGATGGATAGAGAGGCCAACAGTAGCAGAGCTCTCTTTATCCCTCTGTTTTATTCTTCCCTTAACTCTAGACATACACGTCAGTTAATTAACGTTTTGAAAAAACCTTTCATAGAATCAAGTGTGATTTCTTGGCTAACCGCACCCTCAATGTAAGCATCTTTCCATGGCTGCTCTTCGTGAGTCATATTGCGCAGTTTCCAGGCAGAAAACTGACCATAAACTTTATACACCTCATCCAGCAATTCAATTTCATCTTCACTGAATTTTTTAGCGTCAAAGTTTTCTGGCGCAGGTAAAGCTCCGTTACCACAGTCCCTATATTTACGATACAATTCAGGAACTACTGGCCCATGCATCCAGGCTTCAATTTTCTCATTAAATAGCGGCTTACCCAGAAGAACCAGAGAAAACCCTTGGGCATAATACGTCAACTTCTGAATTTTTAGGTTAGAGATAATGTCGCCACTTTCTTCATCGCAATGCGCCAAGAAGTAGTCGGCGACATCAAAACAAGTGAGCATAAACATACCTCCATCTTGATAGCCGCAGCTATGTATACAACTGTGTCAAGTTGCATTTAATACCATAACAAAGCTGTCATCAATCCTTCAGAGGCTAACTTACAACCACTTTCTCGACACGTTTAAATCATTACGTTTCACATTTACTGCATTTTCGCCGAAGTTACCTATAAGGTAATGTCACATTTCCTGCAAGTTTCATGCAATGTTGAAAAGTGAGCTATTCACTTTTCTATGACACTAAACACCAAAAATAGCACTTTTTGCTAAATCATTCGTCCAAGTTGTGGATGGTTTGTCGTTGACACGTTTTCACACACCACTCCACCAATAAAGTATCATCTGGTATCCTGCTCAAAACTAAGGAGGTTGGAGGTTGGTGTGAAGCGATGGGTTATAGGTGCATTCTGTTTTCTAATTAGTGGTCTTGCACAATCGCAAGATAAGGATCTGAAATTTGCTAACGACATGTTAGTTACAGCTAAAGTTGCTGGTATGTGTGGAACATTTAAACAAATGTTTGCTTTTCAAGAAGCAACCCAGATGCCAGGCGGAGATGAATTTATTGAACGTTTTTTGAATACGGAAATTTCTCGCCTAGGAATGTCACTTCAAGAGTTCATGAAGTTGTGCACAGATTCTATAGAGTCATACAATAAATTAAAAAGGATGTCAGAATAGCCATCCATGGCTATCGGGAGGTTAATATGGTAACAGTCGGTTCGATTATTGTTGCCCTGCTTGTTGCTCTGTGGGCAAAGAATCGTTACTACTGAGAAAAGCGACAATACCAACGCGGGCTAGATTTTTCTTCTCGTCCGCTGATAGCGTATTTACCCAATCCCTATATGGTTTCACTTTCTTCATTGAAGCATCCACCGATTTCCTAGAGGCTGGAGTGCTGGCGTGACCTGCGGCAATCCTTTTTGAGAGATTTTTAAAAGCCGGAGATGCTATTAATTCATCAGCGGCAGCCATTCTTGAGTTTTTACCAGAACGGAGTAGGCTAAAGAGTACTCCTGCCGTACCGGCTCCCGGCGCTCCGATGGCAGTGGTTAGCCCCTCTGCTTTAGCCACGTCTTTTCCTATTCCATATATACGCCCAAGCATTCCCTTCTCTCCTGCGAACTGATTCATCATCCGGTCAATTTGAGAGGAGGAATACACCTTCTCGCTGCCCACCCTTTGCATGCCAGAAGCCACCTCATAGATGTTTCTCAACCTACGCGTAGCCGGATAGCCAATTGCCCGGCTCAATGCCTGCATATTTGATTTGTTTCTTGATAGACCTCCATACCACTTAACAAATCCAGGAACACCGAGTGACTGCCCGGGAGATTTAGCGAACGTAGTGAAAGCCCTATTCATTGCGGTGGCAACAGCTGGTTGCACCATGTCATCAGGAAGATTTGAAACTAGGCGACGGAAGTCACCGCCCTTTCCTTGAGACATGTCGACGATAGCTTGCTGCAATTGCGGCACTATTCCTTTATCCAGGTCTCTGCCAAGATTTTGAATGGCGGCTGCCTGTACTGCGAATCTCTTTCTCCCGATCTCTCTAGCTAAATTCCATGTATCCTCTGCACCATATTTGGCAGCAGCGGCTCCTTGATCTTGTATCAGTGCGCTTTCAAGAATTCCAAGGTGCCGAGCGTCGATGCCGCTATATGGCCCTTTATCCATCTCTTTGCCAAGAGCCCTTCCAACCTGCCGTCGAACTGCATCAAGAAGACCATAAGTCGGGGCGGTGTTTGGGTCTATTTGTTCCAAGGTCTTTGACAGTTGAGGATATAGAGATTTTAGTTTTTCTAGCCCACCGACATCATCTGCAATATCCTCAATGGCGTTAGTGGTATGGGAGGTATCTACGGTAGCTCTGGTTGGAATTTTTGCTCTAATTTGATTGTATAGAGTGTCTTCTTGGCGCTTCAGTTTTGATCTTAACTCCTCATAAGAGCTTTTTACCTTTTGATTGATAAAGTCCTTATCAACGCTCCCACCAAAATCATTAATAAATTTATCTGCCTGCTCTCCAAGCCTACTAATGGCCTCTCTCTGTGCGTGGAACAGTTTATTACCTGGGGTTGCAGCTAAAGCATTTTCAAACGCGCGGTAAGAAGGGTTGCTGGAGTACATGCCGGGAGTTAAGGCATCCTCCATCCCAAGATTGCGGGCGGCCTGTAGCACAGAATCATCTGGTGAAACAGCTTCCGCGAGAGCATTCAAACCAGATCTGTTTCCTGTTATTGGATTCACATCTGTAGCTTTCGTTGCAACCTTCGCCATTCCACTAAGTTCAGATGCCTGAGACATTTCTGCCGATGGAGGCCTAAACCTCTTCGTAACCGCACTGACTGCTTTACTAATCACTGGAGATGCCAATTCAGCAATTGGACCAGCGGCAGCACCTATAGTCGCCCCTGTAGTTACATTGCCACCGGTTCCGTTAGCAACAACACCACCTTCAACCGCACCAAGCCCTGCGGCGGCAGCCAGCCTTGCCGCCCCTTTGGGAACCTGAGAAATAATCCCACCGCCACTAACAAATGGCGCTGCTTGTCCAACGAACTCACCAACATCTTGTGCGGTTGATGGTTTTGCCGCTAACTTCTGCTGTAGAGACTGAATTGCGGCTTGCTCTTCTGGTGTCATATCCTGAAACAGGCCAACACCTTTACCAACATCCATCAATCCACTGAGAACGCCATACATAAAACGGTCGAAACCGTTAGCATTATTAACAACATTTTCCTGTCGGGAATTTTCCTCTGGTGAAACCAAAGGAGATTGCTGCTGTTCTGGTTGGGAATCAAGCACAAAACCATCAGGAAGCTGTGAGTTATCAGGCTGATTATCGAGAACAAATCCTTCGGGTAAACCTACATCGGTTGCCATTGTCCGTTCCTATAAATGAGTTTCTGACCAGTTTTAGGGTTCGTTGCCGTCGCGCCTTCTGATATCCCACTTGGCGCAGCTTTTGTCTGCCCATTACCACCTTGTGGTGTAGGCTGCGCTGGGACATCGTCAAATAGCTTGGCCTTCCTTCTCCCTAAGCTTTTTTTCAGCCCTTGAGGAATAGTATCTCCATACGTATCCAGATATTCGTCTACCTGCTGGTTAAACTGCTGCCCCATAGCGTTGGCGTTAATTTTGGCTGCGTTAACAATGTTATCCCTCGCTTCCTGTGACAAGCCATTCCCTGCATTAAGCTGGTCTACATATCCTTTTATCTGCCCCCATATGCCATCAGAGCGCATGACCTGAACCTGTTCACCTTCGCGAACAACTGACTGAGGGTCGAGAGACTTCATGTAATTAAAGATAATCCCAAGTTGGGCAGCGCCAGTATTTACCTTGCTAAGGGCTTGCAGAGAGTTTGCCGCCGCTCTGACAGAGTTATAATTTTTGCCAAAATTGGTAATATCAGAATTTAATCCCTTAATTAAGTCTGCTGACGGCTTACCTTTTTGCCCCAGCTCCATTAGCTTCAATCCCATCTCATCTGAGTGCATTTGTGCCCGCTGAGCCCTGTCTAGTTGAGCGTTTTGGATATTTGCCCATCCTCTCGCGTTCTCCATGTCAGCCTGACGGATGCTTTCATCCAATCGCCCTTTCTCAAGTTGGCGACCAACCATCTTATCCTGATAATCCAGCATTTTATCCGGGCCAACAGCCCCTAGCGTCATAGTGGTCAGCATGTGTGATAGCTGCTCTGGATTCTGAATACCTGTCTGAATCATCCAGTCAGCATTCGCTCCCACGCGATTTAACCTGTCCTTGTTGTCAGTAATGAATTTACTGTAGGCTTCCGGTCCCTGAGAAAGAGCGACGTTAGCCCTCATGGCTAAATCGCCCATATCGTTGCGTTGCTGCTCATTAAGACCGGAAAATGCCTGTTGTGCCTGTGCAACAAACGCTGGATTTTCCTGGGCAAACTTAAATAGTCCCGATGGATCACCAGAAGCCCATGCATCAGCATGAACCTTATTGAACGCATTAATCGCTTTCTGTTGCTGTTCCTGCTTATAAATATCAGCAACTCCAGCCAGACCACGTAACGCGGTCAGACCAACGTTATTTGCACCTGAGCGAGCCAGTTCATTGTTTTCGCGGATCAGACCAAGCGTTGCGTTAACGTCGCTTGCCTTTGGCGCATTCTCGTTTTGCGCACCAATGCCAGCAAGAAAACCGCCTGAGTTGATTCCTTGTTGCCAAGTAGCCATATTCCCACCTTAAAACAATGATCCAAGACCACCGATAATGCCGCCACCAATAGCGCCAACAGCCGTACCTATTCCTGGCACCACAGAGCCAATCATCGCCCCTGATGCAGCACCGCTCATGGCACCACCCAAGGCTGATTGCAGTCCTGATGGTCGGTTAGCATTAGCCGCAGATGCTGCCGCCTGCTGTTGATACAATTGGCTGACGTTGTTAGCGTAGTTCTGTCCGGCATTTGCCTGACCTGTAAGAGCACCAAGGCCGATATTTGCCAGATTGTTGTAGTTGTTCATCTGACCTGACAGCCAGTTTTGACCGAGTGTAGGTGCGATTGCTGCTAACTGGTTTCCTGTTGCTGTAGCCCCTAATCCACCCGTTGCCTCTGCTGCTGCCAGACTCTGGTAACGCGCCTGCCCTGCAAGGTCTTTATACTGCTGGGAGTTGTAATACTGGTTAAGCGCCTGACCTTGCCCCTGAAGAGAGGAAAGATTCTGCAACTCTGATACATACTGCTGAGCGAGTGGAGTGAACGGTGCAAGGTTTTGCATGTTCGTCTGCCACATTTCACGCTGCAATTCGATACCCTTTTCAGTTGCGCGTGCCTGGGCTTTTGAACCGCCATCACTGCCACCTTTGCAGTAAACAGCTTTGCTGAGGTGCTTATTGGCAATCTGGAAAATTAACATTCTTTAGCTCCTCATATTTTGAGCGCGGTAACTGATAAATCGTGATGCCTACAGGCTTTCCATTGCTGGTATAAGCATCATCAAGGTGACCAACACGGGTAGCGCCAAGCAAACGGATAATTGACCGTCCGTATTTCGTGGTGTCAGGAACCATGGTAATGCTGTTAAGGAATGGTGAGTTTTCGAGAAGCCATTTACAGAATAATCGATGCCCTTGCAGTGCATATTCGCCACGGAATCCGGGGTCATACACCGCATGGCATTCAACAACGCTATGCCAGAAGTTACGCACTTCATGAACGCCAGCCAGCACTAATCCTTCGTAGATGCCGAGATATACCGCATCAGGCTTGATGTAGTATTTATCTCCACTGTCTACGATATTTCCCGTGTTTGCCGGGTTGTTGAGGAATTCTGCAAGCTTCACCGGATTATCGATGAGCTTTATTTCCATCACTGCTCCGCAATGATTTTGATGGTTGTGGCAGTAAACGCCGCACCATTTGACTGAATGGTTAACGTGCTGCCATTTGTGGCAAGAAAGCCGTCTTTATCCACGCTGAAGAACGTAGCTAACAAGATGTTATCGGTTGTTGTCGCCGCATTACGACTGCTCACAAGTGTGTCAGGAACAGAGCCGGAAAAGGTTAGTTGCATTGATCTGTTGGCGGTTCCGCTGGGCCAAGCCCCGACAATCGACAACTTGAAGAACAGGGTTTTGTTCTCGTTGAACACAACCATCTTGTTGTTAACGGTGTCGAAGAATGGTGCCAACGTGCCGGATGACGGTGTGAGCGTTTTCAGCAGGCTAACAAGGTTGGTCGGCGCTGTTGGAATGGTTACCGATACTCCTGAGTAAACAACCTCTGATTTCTTGCTCGTGGTGGCATACTCAAGCGCAGATATTCTTGTTGAGTGATCACCAACTGTGCTTTGTAGCGTCGAAATACTTCCCTCTGCCGCTGTGAGCCTGGTATCAAGTGCGTTGATATCGGTTGTATTCTGAGTTATTCGCGCATCATGGTTTGCTAACTCAGATTCATTGGCAGCAATTCGCGTCTCGTGATCAGCCAGCTCTGTTTCGGCAGCCGTAATCCTTGTTTCATGATCTGCAAGAGTGCTTTCCGCTGCTGCGATTCTATGTTCATGATTGACGAGAGTTGCTTCAGCAGCAGCAATTCTGGATTCATGGTCTGCAAGGGTGACATCCTGCTCATCATTCTTCACCTGTGCATCATAAGCCCCCTTCCCTGCTTCGTTGGCCTTGTTAGCCACGTTACCAACATCAGCACCCTGTGCGATAACGTACAGCAGATATGACTGCGAGAAGATATTGCGTGGAAGGACTGATGTGTCGAGTCGTGTAGCCTGAATGATTACCGGCTCATTGAGATTCGAATCAGCCATTACTCGATCCTTATCTGGCAGCCTGACAGAGTGACAGGTGACTTAGTGATAACACGCAATTTGAAGCCGACATTTTTCCTGATGCGCCCAACTCGCTTCCACAAAACGCGTTTGTCGTAAACGAACGGTTCATTCTGCTCAATCATCTGCTCACGACCGTAATTGATGCCATCAGTGGTTGCCGAGAGGAACAGGCGGTCGGCGTACTGAGCGACACCCGTCGATGATTCCACCTCCAGATCAAAGCATCTGGCGTTATCTGCTTTGAAGAGTGGAGTAAACAGCAGGTGTTCTTGCTGTAGCCCATACTGGCTGCTGATGTCGAACTGCAATTTTCCGGTCACGGACTCCAGCTTATCGCCGCACGTTATCTGATTGCCTTCGTAAATGAAGTCGATAGCGCGGTACACATCGTCATACAGGCCTGTTTTCAGTACGCACCATTGCGGACCATTGGCGCTTGAAGATGCGTCGTACACGAGGACATGGCGCGGCAGGTGAATAATCAGCAGCTCATGCGCATCAAATCGCAGAGACTCCATCACGCCATCAGCCAGTTCATCAGCAGTGTAGGAGCGTAGTATTTTCTCAATGCTCGCGCTGGCGATTGGTGACACCTGACCGGAGCCGATGATGTATACAGACGGCGCACCTGTTGCCGGATTGCTGATAAACGCATACGAATCAGCAAACGGCGTTTTACAGTAAGTCCCGGCAATTCCTTTCTGCACCATCAGTGATGGCTGTGCAACATACAAAGCGGCACCAACGGTGTTTGCACCAGTCAGGGAGAAATATTCAATCGTCGATGAACCAAAGCAGACGATGAAGTCTCGCCATGTTCCGATGCCGATGATGCCGTCAGGCTGAGACTCGGCACGATATTGTGCGCTGTATCGGTCAGGATGTGATTCGTCTTCAAGGTCAGTGATAAACCATGAATCAGTGCCGTCTTTTGACCACGCATAACGCCCACGTAAGCGCGTAATGTCGCGGACTGAACCTAACTCATACTGCGTGAATCCGCTGTCTGTAGGCCAGTTTGAGACTGTTTTAACCGTGCCATCATAACGATACTCGACCAGTTGACCATTAACGCCTACAGCCTGAGATGTCCGACCATGTGCCATTGATACGCGACCACTTCCGGCGACGTCACCGACTTCGCTTTCGCCTTTGTAGAGCTTGCCGCCACACACACGATAAACAGCATTCTGCGCCATGTTGTACTCGACGCCCCGCGATACGCCGTTCACATCAGAACGTTTGGTAATTCCCGGGAATGAACGAAGATATCCGCTGCTGTTCAGGATTTCTTTGGGTGTAGCCAACATATTCACTGGCAGATAGTCGATATAGTCGGCGTTTCGGAAGTCTTTTCCGACACCTTTCATAAGCGGAAGTTGCTGAATCGGCATTTATTCACCTCACGTACTCGGATCATCTTTCTCGATGTAAAACCGATTCCACGTAAACGCGCTTTTGTTACCACTACCGCGAGGCATGTCATTTCGCCGCTCAAGTGGTGGTATTTTGGTTAAAGCGATACAGATTGTCTGATATGCACAGTCAGCAGCGGTAAGGAGAGCGTCTGACGGCTGAATGACGTTATCCATGCACACTTGCACAGCGAGTTTCAAAGCGACTCCATCATTTGCCCATGCAGGGATACCTGAATCATCGTCAGGTAACGGCATGATGCCGTTTTCTGTATCAGCAAACTGATACCCAAGCTCGATACCTTTCGCCTGCCATGCTGCCATCATGTCTTCGAGGTCATTAATGGCATCTTCAATTGCCTGAGGGTCAGCATCTGTCAACGTGGCATTGGAATACAGCCCGGCTTTTCGTAAAGCCTTAAGAACGAGATCACCCTTCGTTTTCGCCATCTTCTTCCGCCTTAGCCACTTTTTGCTTCGTTGCGGTTTCTTCAGGAGTTTTTACCCAGCCTTTTTTCAGGTGAGATTTAACTTCTTCGTCATCAACAATGATGTAATCGACAGCAAACTGACCACAGGTGATCATGTTGCCAGGCTTATAGAGCATTGTTCGTGCCATTGTCTTCTCCCAATAAAAATGGGGCCGAAGCCCCACCAAAATTACTGCCCGGCAATAACGATGCCCGTATATTCAGGAACAAGTACAGAGCAACCGTACAGAGTGGTGAAACGAGCAGTGGTTACGCCTTTGATGTGGTCGAAGGAGTAAGACATGATCAGCGTAGCGCCCTGCTCGGTGGTTGCTGTCATTACCTGTGGACCCTGACCAGTCGGGAACGCCAGTTTGCCGTACATCAGCTCAACAGAACCATCAGCCCAGAACAGGTTAGCCGGTGCGGCATTCTTGTTGAGAATGGTGATTGCTGCTGATTCTGCCGGTTTGGCATCGACGTTTGCATATGGACGACTCGCAACATCAGTATTTTCAACAGGGAGAATCTTTGGAGAAATTGTTACGGTAGTTCCGCTAACTGCCAGAACGCGGAATACCTGCGGCTGCCCAGTGGTATCTTTGGTGATCTGGTGTACGGAATTCACCCCTGCGATGGTAAACGCATCGCCAACCTGCAAACCTTCAGCAGATACCGTAATGGTCCCCTGTCGGTTATCCACTGGCATATCGTTAGCATCTTTCGCTTCAACCTTGTGCGCAGGTGCTGCTGCCAGCGTAATGGAAGTTGCTGTACCCTTCGGAACACGACCGGAAATATCGGTCTTGTAGCTATCGAAGGACGCAACCGGAGGGATCTGCGCTTTTTCGTATGCTGTCAGGGTTGCGCCCTGAGCATAAGCACGGTGACCAAGCTCGCCAGCAAGGTCTTTATAGTTGAAGGGATTCCAGAAAGAGCGGCGGTTGATACCCTGTGGTACACCAATCGCCGTCATGGTGGCATCAATACCTGCCGCACAGTTCCACAAATCACGGCCCTGTGAACCAGTGGTTGAGTCAGCCATTGTGATCACGTTAGTAGCACGCTGCGTGACCATGGAAATCAGGTCAGAGTCAATCTGTGCAGCAAGGCGCATACCTGCGGCGCGACCAGCTTCAGTTTTATGTTCCGGGTCACGCATTTCACGCGCATCCAGAGTGTACAGAATGTTTTTCGGCTCCTTGAACACTGAAGGAACAAGGCGCTGAACCAGTGCTGTTGGTGTTTTGCTGCTGAGATCGAGGCCTTCCTCAATGTTCATGTGGTAATGCTGCGGACGATACAGAACATCACCTGCTCGCTGCATTGCTGTATCACCGGGACGGAATTTTTTAGCGTTACGGGAAACTACGCAGGCGGCCTCAAAGCCTTCAACGTAGTTTTCGAACATGATTTCAAGGTCTTTTGCTAAATGGTTAGCCATGCTTAATGCTCCGATAGGTTATTTTTTTGCCTTTTTAGCGGCGAAATACGGCGTCCAGTCACCAGTTTCCAGCGCCTTGGCTTTCAGTTTGTCGAGGTTATTGATTACTGCGCCGTTGCTCCCCTTAACTGTCGGGGTTGTGGCTGCCGTGGTTTTTGCTTTTGGCATGATTCTGGCCTTCGATTCGATACGTTCCAGCAGACGACCAATTGCTACGGGGTTAGTAGCTTCTGCCAGTTGCTTGCGCAGTTCAGCGTTGCGACCGAGCGCCAGAACAACGATTTCCGGCTTCTCTGACTCAAACAGGATCGCGCTTTGTGTCTCGATGGGAATTTCCTCGAGTACGGCCTGCTCAGCTTCCTGATAGCCAGGAACTTTGAGAGCCTTAACACGTTGCTGATATTTGGATAATCGCTCTTGATAGGCAGCCTGAAGCTCCTGCTCCTTCTGCTTGCGAGCCATCTCCTGTTGCTGGTACTTTCCGTTATCCTCTGCCCACTTAGCCATGCGTTGCTGATAGATTTCTTCATCGAAACCGATGTCCTCATCATCCAGTTTTGGCATTCGCGGTGGTTGAGTGATTACCGGCTGCTGCTCGACGGGTTTCTGAGACTGACGCATCAGCTCTTTCAGCTCGCGGTCTTTCTCTTTAATCGTCTTGCGCAGGTGTTTTACCAGTCCATGCTCTGCGCTATCTTCGCTGGTTGGCGAATCCAGCTTTTCGTCACCAAAGTAGAATTCCTGTTCTGATTCGTCGTCATCAGTTTCAGTAGCTTCCTCTGCATCATTGCCGGAGGACTCACTGCCATCTTCTGTTTCGACTTCTTCAGCCAGTTCGACATCATCAGGAATCTGCTCTGACGCGTCGGTTTCGATTTCAACTTCTGGTGTGTTTTCTGCCATCTGGTCCATTTGTTACCCCTGTTTACTCGATGTTCAGCCCATCGGAAGGCAATAGGATGCCAGGCCTCATAAAGACAGCCATTGCACGTTATGGGTTAATTACTGCTGTGGTTGTTGCTGAGTTGATTTTTGCAGGATGCTGCTGATGTCCATGCGCTGCGCATGACCCTGTGCCTGACTTTTCAGGACAAGCTCTGCATCAGCACGGGCATTGTCTCCTTGCTGTTGCTGGAACTGTCCGAGCAGTTTCAGAGCCTCGCGGATATCAGATTTCTGCTGACTATCGGCAGATGCGAGTATTTTCACAACATTTGCCGCTGCAACCTGAGCATCAGTCTGTGCCTGGAATGCTTTAACCTGAATGGCTGCCTGTTCGTTCTGCGCTTTCTGCAATTCAGCCTGACCAGCAAGAAGCTGACCTTGCGCAGCAACCATAGCCGGATCTGGCTGACTGGCCTGTTGTTGTTTCGCCTGCTCAACCATCTGCTGTTCTTCTGGTGTTCTCGGCTTGATAACTCCAGACAGAAGCAACTGATTGCGGTTGTATTCTTTAAGGTCGTCCATCCCTTCACCGTCCATATTGTCGAGAATCATCGACGATACAAGGTCGTGCTTCGGCGTTCCTGGTGGGATAAGTGCCAGCATGGAAAGTAACGACTTAACCGTTGCATCACGGCGAGTAGCGAACGACTGACCAACATCGACAGTCACTTCATAGTTACCCTGCGAAAGGTCGTTAAGCGCGATAACCTGCCCTGTCTGACGGTCAACCACTTCACCAGTCATCAGCGCCACGTCATCGCTGCCGTCCTCATTAACGATACGCATCGGCGTATCACTGCCATAGACCTCACGCGCCATAGAAAGCCACACGACGCCAGCGCGGCGCATGGATTTAGCCATGTTGTCCATGTAGATATAGGACTGCGTGTCCATCCGGTTAAAGATGCTATCAACGGTATCGGTGGCGACGTTGCTCGGCATGTTCTCAAGCTGCGACGCACCTGTAATTTGCTGAATAGCCGTTCCGGTGTACTGCAATAGCCCGGCAAGAGCTGGAGGCATTTGTGTCGGAGGCGTATAACTGCTGACCTGAGCCTGCGCAGTAATATCTCCGTTTTTGTTTTTCAGACTGACCATCGGCAGGAACGCCGGGCGCTTTTTGTTGCGCTCCGCCCAATGAGTGGCGAGAGGACCAGGAATCATGTCAACATCAACTACAGGAATGCCATCACCGCCAGCCTGAGTAGCGTTATCTGCAATCATGGAAACCATCAGGTTCTCAAGACGCTGTGCATCCATCGCTTTTGCTGCGTGGCCTTCGATTCGCTCCTGATTATCAACAAATGAGCGACGCCCATATACCGGGATGAGAGGAATATGTTCGCCCGGAATACGCTTCGGTTCTTCCAGCCATTCAGCGCCAGACAGAAGACCGCAATAAACGCGGCGTTTCTTCACCGTTCGCTCGCCAATCAGTTCGAATGCACCATCGGTCAGCTCGTCGACAATATCTTTGATTTGCTCTTCATCATAGATTGCTGTTTCTCCGCTGACAGGATTGCGCCACGCCGTGAGCTTCACCTTCTCTATGCGAACTTCGTAGTAGCGTCCAACATAGATGGCATCGGGCGTTGACCAGTCATACTGAGTACCAGTGTCATCACGAGAAAGGCTTGCCGCGATGGAATCAGGATATTCAGTCTCGAACGCTTTAGGCGTCATGGAGAACATTTCCATAGCCCACATAGCATCAGAGCGGTCATATTGCTTGCTGTCCTGATCGAAGAAGACGCATGTCGCTGGGTCGTAAACAGGAAGAAGGCTGATGCGGCGCTGCTCGTTACTCGGATCCATTTCATCTTCGTAATCGGCACACATGCGGAAACAACCGAATCCGCCCGTTACAGCATCATCAAATGCGTTATCACACGCTTCACCACCGGATGTTTCCTGATAGTCAGCGCGGAATTTGCCGTTCATCTTTTCGGCTAACGCTTCCGATGCCTTATCGTCCTTCGGCCTGAATTTAACGCTGATGCGATTCTGTCGATACTCGCCAATGATGCGATCACATTCACGGGCAATCTTATTCAGTTCAAAGCGCGGGTAATGCTCAAACCTGCCTTCATCAAATGAGTAACCAGCGTTTGTGCTGCCTTCCCACTGTGCGCCGGATACCCGGACGAAACGTTGAGCCTCAATAATCTGCTCACGCATATCCTGCGTTGCTGACCAGGCATTATCAAAGTTGCACAGCACCTTGCGATGCCAGTCAGTCATCTTTTTTTCTGCCATATCAACCTACACCACAAGGAATTGAGTAACTGGAATAGTCGGTTTGCGCAGCCGACTCCGGGCAATGCATACACATCATCAGCGCATCAGCCAGGTTAGGAGATGGAATACCGAGCTTCTGCTTCATTTCGACCTTAGTCATAAGCTCCAGCTTCCCGTTGTTATTGAATTTGCGCTGAATCTGCGTCAGTTCTGCAAACAGCTTCTCCAGCATCTTCTCGCCTATCGCTTCTTTGTCGAAACTCAGCATGTCGTCTGGGTCTGCATACTCACCGTGAACAACCGCCCGATATGTCAGATACAGCCTGTCAGCCAGCGCGTAATAGAATTGTGCTCGCTTATTGCGGAATACATCGCCAATAGTGCGAACGTTGTCGCCCTGCACGACTTCATCAGCCCATGCTCCGGCCTGATATGGTGCATCTTCATCAAATGGCGATTCGCTGCCCTTGAACATCGTAGCGGTGATTTTCTTACCGGAGAATGCTTCCGTTGTCTGTCTGCGTAGCCCTGCACCAACGCCATCGCCATCCCACAAGTAGTGGTCAGCGCCGTCTTCAATCGCCAGCGAAGTTGCCCAGTCAGCACCTTCATTGATGTCCATCAGCAGACCTTCGGCAATGCGCTTAACTACCGAACCGTGACGCGATGCATAACCTTTAGCATCTGGCCCTGTATCTGATGGGTCATGCGCAGAGACAACCGCGCCTTTCGCTTTCCATCCGAGTTTCTTGTGCGCATCGGTTGCAGCTTCAAGCCATTCTCGTTTGATGATTGCCATATCACTTGCGCTTACCGGCTCACCAAGCCAGATGTGACGATACAGTGTCGGATTTCTGCGTTTACACTCTTCCATCTCCAGACGGAGAACTTCAGGAAAGTGCGGGTTGTCGGTGTAGTTCACCGTCAGCAGACAAATATCATCAGGAGGGTTTACAACGAATCGCTGATAGGTATCGTCGAGGATGTTTTTCGGGTTAAAGCTCACCCATATTTCGGAAAACGGCTTGCGGATGGTTGGTATCAGGATGTCCCATGATTCCTTTGTTACCGCTTCCGCTTCTTCCACCCAGCAGATATCAATGCCTTCGAGCGATTTAATCTTCGTCGGGTTGTTTTTGATGCCGTAGAACATGAATTCAGCATTCGTTCCGAGATGACGAATCATGGAACGCTGAATTTCAAACTCAGCCGAATACCCTTCCCGCTCAATGGTGTCTTCAAGCAACCGGATTACTGAATCGCTGATACTGTTTTGCAGTTCGCGAGCGCAGAGAATACGCACCGGCTGCCGACGCGCCGCTTCAACAAGCAGTCTCGCGATTGCCCATGATTTACCGCTACCTCGACCGCCTTTGGCGACTTTGTAGCGATGCGCCTCAATGAACGGTTCAAAGATAGGATTAATCGAGGTCATTTTCCGAATAGAGTGCTCATCGGTGATGTTTCAATCTGGATTGCGCCGCCGTCCTTGCCGACAAGCTCGTTAGTTACCTTGTCGCCATACTTACGGGGATTCATTCGGGCCAACGCCCATTTGCGGGTATCAACGCGAAGTCTTGCCTTTGCCACCTCAGCAGCATCTGGAATCGCAGTGTCAGCAATTTCGAATATCTCTTCGAAAATAGAATCAGCTCGCGCCTCAGTTGCCTTCGCGTACTTGTCTCTAAATTCGTCATGCTCTGACAGCCAGCGAAATACAGTAGCCTTTGCTGGCATGCCGGGGCGCTTGCAAAGCTTAACCAGACTTTCCCCGGAGGCAAGCAGCGCACAGATATCATCAGCCACCTCCGGCAGGTAATCCGAAGGGCGACCGACATTCTTTTTCTCAGTCGCCATATTGATTATTTCCCTTCTGTTTGCTTATCCCACTCATCCCGGAATTTTGATGGGTTATTAAAACCTTCTGCTGACATAACAACTCCTTCAATGTTTGGCTGGAATTAGGATGTCTTTCCATCAGTCCGCCACCACAAAGAATCTTTTTTGCCATAAGGCTGGAGGTTCATCTTTCAGTGGCTGCCAGTGTTATTTCCCCACTTACTGGCTTGGGTTGTTTCGCTGTACTGCCGTTAATTAGTGACCAGAAATTAACTCCGGTTTCATTATCAAGCCCACCCGTAGATGGGCTTTGTAATGGATAGCCGTTGCTCAGTTCTCGTAATGCTTTGATTTTTCCGATAACGCAGTTTTGCGTTTGCCATCAGCACGCGATATCGAGAGTCAACTGCAGTTGCTCGCGCCAGTACTCGACATTTGCTTCAATAACCGGCTTATCCCATCGCCAGCGAGCCATCTCTCTTGCCCCATTGCTGGCTTTTGATTTCCGGTCATCGCGAATGCGGCACGCTTGCTCATATTTCTGATGCTCAGTCAATTCACCGCGAAGCAGACCATCAATGTGCAGGTCGCACCACACAGCAAAACGAGCATCACACCAACGGGCAAATGCAACTGAAAGTTTTGGATGTAGCCACGTACCACCACCCCTGTCCTTTCGTGCCTTGCTGGTTTTTACATACCTCGATTGTGAGGGATGTAAAATTTGAGATTCTTTCCCGGTCAACGCTTCGTCTAAAGCACGAACGTATTCAAGCGTTTCTGCCAAACGCATCCAGTTATCAATGCGTTTCCCAAATCTCTCAGCAACACCTGTGACGTTGATCCAACCATCAGTGTTGAAACTGACAATTTCACCTTTGTAATTAAGTGGCACGATATTCATGGCGTCTTTACCTTTTAGAAAGTGAGCCTGTCTCACAGAAAAGCCGCCCGAGAGAGGTCGCCACCTATAACGGCATTTCTCAGGCTCGCTTACTGAAAGGCTCTCGTTTATATGCGCGTGAGATGCGCGTTTACTGCGGATATAAAAAAGCCCCGCGAATGCGAGGCTCATTAAATGGACTTTGTGATTTGCAAAAAAATTATTTCAGGCACTGAGTCCTGATGTACTCCTGCAGGTAGTTAACCTGCGCGGTTATCCTGTCTATTCCACTTCGGAGACGGTAATAATTGAGTTCAGCATCTGCTGTAAGTCTTGGGCTTTCTCCATCGCCCATGCTGCTGGCTCCGGTCGTTGACTTTGCACAGGTGGCGGCGACTTGCAGGCGCTTACGACCAGCAGAAACATCAGCACGGAGACTTTCGATAGTCGCGTTAGCATCAGCAAGCTCCTTTGTATATCTGGCATCGAGTTCTGCTACGTCACGTTGACGCTTCTGCATGTCAGCGATGATGGATGTGGCTTTATCGCGCTGTTCTTTGTAGGTAATGGCGTTATCACGGTAATGATTAACAGCCCATGACAGGCAGACGATGATGCAGATAACCAGAGCGGAGATAATCGCGGTTACTCTGCTCATTGTTGCCCCCACAAACAGACTTCACGCTCAATCTCACGACGAGTCATCAGGCCTTTCCATTGCTTACCGCCAGCGTATGTCCAGCGACGTAGCTGGTCACATGCGCCTTTGATATCGCCCTGGTTTATTTTGCGAAGAAGCGTCGATGTTCTGAAATTGCCAGCACCCACGTTGTAAACGAATGAGTAAAGAGCGCCGCGCGTTGTTTCCGGTATATCGACTTTGATGTACGGGTTAATTTGTCTGGCGACCGTGGCAAGGTCTTTATTCAGGAGGGCTTTGCATTCTGCTTCGGTATACGTTTTACCGAGCATGATGTCTTTTCCGGTGTGTCCGTGACATACAGTCCATACACCAACAATATCTTTGTATGGTATGTAGCTGACACCTTCCAGACCATCATTACCACTTGGTCCAGTGATTAACACAGATGCTATAGCAATAGCCCCGCCACTTATCGCCGCTATTACGCTATTTCGTAGTGCCGGTGACATTGCCATTCAATCTGTCCTCGCGCTCTTTGCGCTTGTAGTACCAGTTGATGCCAAATGTGCCGACAGTACAAAGAATACCAATGATGACAGCCCAGTCATTCAGGGAGAGAATGCCACCCATCGCAGTCAGTCCTCCGAAGCTGTAACTGAACCATTCTCTGATTTTGTCCATACGGTACATGCTCTACCCCTTCATTGAGGGGATTTGCTCTATTTAATTAGGAATAAGGTCGATTACTGATAGAACAAATCCAGGCTACTGTGTTTAGTAATCAGATTTGTTCGTGACCGATATGCACGGGCAAAACGGCATGAGGTTGTTAGCGCAACCTCTTGCCACCCGCTTTCACGAAGGTCATGTGTAGAAGGCCGCAGCATAACTATCACTGATGAATTCATGATAGCCAGTGGCTACGGCTCAGTTTGGGTTGTGGCGGCCGGAATCGAACCGACTTCCATCGGTGCGCTGCCGATTGCAGTACGCGCGGCGGTCAGCTACATGACTAGTATTTTCACTATCGCCTATCTGCTAGCTCGCCATTGAGCTTCACCACAACGATAAGAGCACTGCGCGGCACCTTTCGCCAATTCCGCGAGGTCTGCGGGTTCAATGCTCTTACCTGTTGTGCAAATAAAAAAGCCACCGTTGCAACTTAAGAGTCACTAACGGCAGCTTACCTTCTAATTATGGCTAAATGGCTAATTGCATGTCAAGGCTTTTAACAGCAACATGCTTAACTTTCTCAACACGTTTACGCATTTTGAAAGCATTTTGCATCGGCTGGTATAAAACAAATAATGACGCTTTCAGGATGTCGTCAATTTCGTTTCTACAGGTTGCCAGTGAAGGTTTTCTCCATCCCTCGCCACCACGTCCACACATCTTGCGTGGCTTTGCAGTCGCGTGATAGTAGGATGCAATTGCTCGCTTAGATGAACCATGCGCGTAGTAGCTGAGGAGGATGCCAAAGGCTTTCTTGTCAATGTACATGACGGAATCGACGACCTGAGAAATCAACATTCCATCATCATCATTACACATTGGCCTTGTCATAACTCTTCCCGGCTCTACGCTCTCCATGAACTTCGCTATTACGCTGCTCATGCGCTTTTCCAGGCGACCTGAATAAACCCATGCGCCCCACAGTTCAAGCCAGCCATTCAGCCAATCGTGCTGTTCTTTGGTGAGGTTTAGTTCTCTTATGCTCATCGTCTTCCCCTCTTGCCCTGTTTGACCATCAGGACGCCGTTAACTATTACATGACGCTCGCCTTTGCTGTCTCGGTTGTACTTGAGCACTGTTCCTCTTGCGCAGGAAAGCATCCTCGCCACTTCGGTCTGATTGCCTCGTGTCTGGATAAGAAGCTCTGGTATCGTTTGAATTGTGGCGTTCATGCGCTCTCCAGTTCGGTGATTTTTATTCCAAGCCTTCCGCCTGGTACTTTCACACCACGAATTACGCGAATGTCATCGAATTGCTCGTCGTCTTCCGCAAATCCGGCGTGGATAAGTGAGTCGAGTAAACCTTTCAGGATGTTATCGAGGTCGCGGCGGCGGGAGTCTGGAACGTCTGCGATGACTTTGATGCGGAGTCGTGATTTGGTGAAAATGTCTAACTTAAGTTGGCGGATGATTTGCTGAACGTCTTTTCGGTATTTCTGGCCTTTATCGCTGATGTAATATTGGCTTCCCCGTCTTCGCCAGTAGGTGTTCACCGACGGCGGGTATGGAAGCACAAACTGATATTCGTTCATGACTTAATCTTCCCCTCCTTCAGCAGTATCGCCTGCGTCCTGATCACGCCTTCGAGGTGGTAAAGTCTGGCGTCTTTGTTGTCGAGGTTATGGGTGCGTCGGTCGATTTCATCGTGACACGCGCTACAAGCCCATGCGCCGATCAGGTCGTCAGGCTTCATTCCCGTTCCGCAAATTCCAGCCATCCTGTAATGTGCCAGAACTGTAGTTTCAGGATTGCCATTGCATACGCCGTAAATACGTACCTGGCATTCTCTGCCGCGTGCTTCTTTGCGTAGGTTAGCCATTAAGCAGCCTCCCCTGTTACTTTCAGCATTCCGTTATCGAGCAGCTTTCTGGTCAGCCACTGTTGACCACGCCCGGTGATTTTTGTGGTGAACGATATCTGTATTCCGTGATTTGTGTTGACCGCTGTTTCTTTCACTGTGAAATAGCCGCGATCCATATATTCCTGCATTGGCACATTTCGCCGGGAACCTGAAGCAATAAGAATTTTGTGATCGCGCATCCACGCAAACAGTTTGTTTGGACCAATTCCAACAACCTTTGCAAAGTTTCCAATCAAAATTCCGCTGGCCTCGCCAACGCGATCGGCAAACTCAACTTTAGGTGCGGCAATTGCGAGCTGGTTTTCCAGTTGCATTTTCTGCTCAGCAAGGTCAGCAGCAAGGCGCAACGCTTCTGGTAGCGTGTTGGGGATATTAACCGCAGCTTCTTCAAGCTCTCGCCAGCGGTCAACAAGGCGAGCGGTGAACTCTGGCGACAACTGGGCAACAACAACAATACTATCTCGCTTACCTTGTTCGCCTTCGAAGACGTAATGCTCGTACTGAACATTGAACCCTAAGTTATTGATTCTTTCGGAAACCTCAATTTGAGGAAGCCGGATAACACCATTTTTAGCCAGCGTTTCGATGGTACGTTTCACATTGTCATGACGCTTACCCACCAACTCAGCGATTTCAATGCTTGTCATTTTGATGGCATTGCCATTTATTAACTCATTCATCGTCTTCTTCCTCGTACATTGAGCTATTCGGATCGCTCATCAGTTCTGCGCAGCAATCGGAGCACACGTGAACTTCCAGCACGTGCAGCTTCTGACCGCAGTTAGCGCACGTTAAAGCCCGCTCGACGCTTTCTTGTTCGTAACTTCGATTTGGGTCAATCACCTTGTATTCCTCGCACGATGTCTTAGCCACCGGATATCCCACAGGTGAGCCGTGTAGTTGAAGGTTTTTACGTCAGATTCTTTTGGGATTGGCTTGCGTTTATTTCTGGAGCGTTTCGTTGGAAGGTATTTGCAGTTTTCGCAGATGATGTCGGTGATACTTCGTCGCTGTCGTCTCATGCCGCCCTGTCTCCCCATCGCGCTTTCCACTCCAGAGCCAGTCTCGCTTCGTCTGACCACTTAACGCCACGCTCTGTACCGAATGCCTGTATAAGCTCTAATAGCTCCGCAAATTCGCTTACACGCATCCTGCTGGTTGACTGGCCTATTACCACAAAGCCATTCCCGGCGAGGTTAGGAACAACGTCCTGCTGCTTTAATGCTGCGGTAAACACACACTTCCAGCTTTCTGCATCCAGCCAGCGACCATGCCATTCAACCTGACGCGAAACGTCACCAAGGCAAGCCCAAAGCTTTCGATTCTGGTCTAAGCTGCGGTTGCGTTCCTGAATGGTTACTACGATTGGTTTGGTTGGGTCTGGAAGGATTTGCTGTACCGCGTGAATAGCGTTTTGCTGATGTGCTGGAGATCGAATTTCAAAGGTTAGTTTTTTCATGACTTCCCTCTCCCCCAAATAAAAAGGCCTGCGATTACCAGCAGGCCTGTTATTAGCTCAGTAATGTAGATGGTCATACGTCAGCCCCTTGTGCATATCGTCTGCCACGCGCAGCAGGTGCATTTGATGCTGTGCAAATCTGTCTGGCTTCATCCTGATCACATGCAACAAAGTGTCCGTTGCAGAACCGCTGGTAAACCGTACCAAGTGAGCCAAAACGGTTTTTCGTCACGATGATTTCAGCAAATGGCGCGGCGCTACTGTTCTCGTCATATACCGCTTCCCGATAGAGCATGATGATTGAGTCTGCGTCCTGCTCAATGCTTCCTGAATCACGCAAATCTGCGTTTGTCGGGCGTTTGTTTGGTCGCTTCTCAACATCGCGCGAAAGCTGACTTAGGGAGATCACAGGCGTTTTCAGGTCTTTCGCCATCGCCTTAAGGCTTCCGGAGATGTGAGCAATTGCGAGGTCGTTGCGATCTGCTTTCGGCTTCTCAATCAGGCCAAGATAATCCGCCATGATGAGTGACAGGTTTGGATTTTCCTGTTTGTGCCGTTCTGCGATTGAGCGTATTTCTTCGACCGATAACCGCGAGGCATCGACTACCCATACATCCAAATCTGCAAGCTGACTCATGCCGTTAGCAACGCGCGCCCAGCCTTCGTCATCCATCGATGCAGGATTTCGCAGCACGCTAACCGACATCCTCCCGGCGTTGGCAATACTTCGCTCTGCAATCTGCAATGCGCTCATTTCCATTGAGAAAATCAATACCCCGCGCCGGACGTCAGAACCAGGAATAACGCGGCTTGCAACGCCTTCGGCAATCTTCAGCGCCAGTTCGGTTTTCCCCATACCAGGACGAGCAGCGATTATCACCAGGTCTTCCGCGTTCATCCCTCCGGTGATGGCATCAAGTTCTTCGATTCCGGTCTTCAGGGTATCTGACTCTTTTCCGTTCCTCAGACGCCTGTCAAGCGTGTCAGTGTAGTCGGTGATGATTTCCCCTAACCGTACAGGTTTAACCTCGTCACGGGGCTTTCTGATGGCTGAAAGACGCTTTACAAGTTCATCCATCGCCTGACTTGATGCGTCGATGGTTCCGCTCTGAATTGGTTCACGCATTTCATCCATGATTTCCAGCACCAGACGGCGGTGATAGTTATCCGCGACCATTCCGGCATATCCCTTCAGGTTTGCGGCACTCGGGCAGTTTTTGCTGGTCATCAGGATTGACGTGAAATGCTCCTCTCCGCACGCCTCGGCAACCATCAGCGCGTCGATTAGGTTTCTGTTTCGCGCCTGTTTGCGGATAACCTCGAAGGCTTTCCGGTAGAGCGGAATTGAAAACGCTTCCGGCTCAAGCGTTGCCAGAACGTCACTGGCAGTTGGTGTTAATCCACCAATCAGCAGGCCACCGATAACGCTCGCTTCGATATCCTGTCTCATGCAATCCCCCTGTCTGCAAACTTCCCTTCCCGTACTCCCGTTAACGAATCTTCCCTCAGCAGGTAATCAAAATCTGCCGTCCAGCCAGTGTCGTTGTCTCCGAAGTAAAACGGCTTGGCCTGATGTACAAACGCCCTGACATACGCTCTGAAACCGTCCACGTTTGGCGTTTTCAGTTGCGGGATGATTTTCTTCAGGCGGCGTTTGCGTTTCTCGTTGACCGCAACAGCGTGTGGCAGTCTGTCACCGACTTCGGTGTTGTAGGCGTTCAGGAAGGATTCGTAGTCGATGCGTTCTGCCTTGCGACGTTCAGGCTTAACCTGCCCATCGCCGCCCCCATTGGGGGGTAGGGGGGTATTATTTATATTCTTGTTAATACCTTCTTGTTCATGATGTGCGGTTGTTTGTGCGACATCATGTGCGGTTGTTTGTGCGGCATGTACTCTGAAAGCCGCGCCATTACTGGCTTCGTCATGTGCGGCATCATGTGCGGTTGTTTGTGCGGCTTCATGTGCGGGTGAATCGTCCATTTTTTGAGCATATTCATGGTAATTTGTGATGGTAATCACACGACCTTTTTGCTTCTCTCCATCAATGGTGATCATCCCCTCTTTCACAAAAACCTGAAGCATCCGCTCAACCTGATCGCGGCTTGCTGGCTTGCCATGCCTGTCGCATAACTGAAGACCTAAATCAGCTGCTGTCACAACCAGTTGACCGGGTTGCAGATGCCATTCATGACCTTTGAAATTCGCTTTGTATGGCTTTCTGGCGGCATTCAGGAGAAGGTTTTCCCACAGGGTGCGAAGATAAACATCTTTCGCCCATGACTGTTTCAGAATGCTCCGGTACAACGGAATGTAACCAGTTTTCTGGTTCTCCATCCTGTTGCTCCTGCGCTCGTGTGCGGCGCTGAAATCGTAGATTTTTGCTGTGTTGCTCATAACTACCTGCCTTGACGAAAGACCTTAAGAACATCGTTAAACTGACTTACGGATATGTCTTCTTTGAGCAGCTTTTCCAGAAATGCGTTTGGAATGAACGTATATCCATCCTCTTTTGGTAGAGACGGGAGCAACGCCCTCGCCTCAGCCTTCAGAAGCTCAGTTCTGGCAACTTTCACAAAAGAGATTTGAGTTCTTTCATCAATGGAACGAAGGAAGCGCAAACGCTTAGCTTCTTTGTGTGTATCAGGTGGATTAAAGCCTTTGTTTCGCATATAATTACCTCGTTGGATGTTGTTAAAATTCCATCTGGATTTGTTCAGAACGCTCGGTTGCCGCCGGGCGTTTTTTATTGGTGAGTCCATCAAGCGCATACTTAAAAGCCCTGCTAATCGGACTGATGTCTGATGCCATTCCGAAAGCACACAAGACCGAAGCAATAAATCTCCAGTCCGTTCTGCTTATCTTCGATTCATGACAGCCAATCATCTTTGCCAGACCGCGCTGGGTAAGCGTTGACAGGTTGATGAGTAAATCAGTTTCAGCGCGATCAATTTCTCGCTGTGTTGGCTTGCTGTAGCTTGCTTGTGCCATTTGTTAATTTTCCTATATTGATATTGAGTTATAGCGGCACACCCAATGGATTTGCCGCTGATGTTTGCTCACCCGGTTAGAGGTGAAAGGCCAGAACTGTTAAAGAGCAATTTGCTTATGCCGCTTGGCGGTAAGCACTTTCTTGATACTTCAGGGCGCCAGCTGTAACGATTTCCAATCGATAGGCGTCTTTCTCTGGGATAACTTCTTTCCACTGAGAGACTGCTGCATCGCTAATGCCTAGTGCTTTAGCAACAGCACGCTGGGTTCCGAAGTGGTCAATAACATCTTTTTTGTACATAGACTCGCTCCGAAATTAAAGAACACTTAAATTATCCACCAAAGGAATCTTAAGTCAAGTTTATTTAAGATGTCTTAACTATGAATACACAACTGATGGGTGAGCGTATTCGCGCTCGCAGAAAAGAACTCAAGATTAGGCAGGCTGCCCTTGGCAAGATGGTTGGCGTGTCTAATGTTGCTATTTCCCAATGGGAGCGATCTGAAACTGAGCCCAATGGCGAAAACCTATTGGCCTTAGCCAAGGCTTTGCAGTGCTCCCCTGATTACCTGTTGAAAGGAGAGGATAGTCTTTCAAACATTGCCTATCACAGCAGGCATGATCCAAGAGGTTCGTATCCTCTAATTAGTTGGGTAAGCGCAGGATGTTGGATGGAAGCTGTAGAGCCATATCATAGGCGTGCAATAGATAACTGGTACGACACAACGGTAGATTGTTCTGAAGACTCTTTTTGGCTCGATGTTAAAGGCGACTCAATGACTGCCCCGGCAGGACTGAGTATTCCTGAGGGGATGATTATTCTCGTCGACCCAGAAGTCGAACCACGTAATGGAAAGCTGGTAGTCGCCAAACTTGAAGGAGAAAACGAGGCGACATTCAAAAAGTTAGTTATTGATGCCGGTAGAAAATTCCTGAAACCACTCAATCCACAATACCCAATGATTGAAATCAATGGGAACTGTAAAATCATTGGCGTTGTCGTTGATGCCAAGCTAGCAAACCTTCCTTAAGGGGCTTTCGCCCCTTTTTTATTTCCCGTTAAAAATCAAAGACAAACTAAATTCACGCCCATAAAATTAAGTTTTCTTCAAAAATGCACTTGACCAATAAATTAAGAAGTCTTAAATTTAAGCCATCAGCAGGACGCTGGAAGCCAAACGGAACAGATTGGCAGGCTCTTTAACATCGACGGACTCTCAACCTAACCGTTGAGACCAGAACTTGAGTGGTTTTGGGGATGGCGCGAATTGCAGCTGCAAGACAGCGATCGAGAAGATAAGCACCTCGACGCGTCATGCGCCAAAGCCACTTAAAGGAGACCATCATGGTAACCATTGTCTGGAAAGAATCCAAAGGTACGGCAAAAAGCCGCTACAAAGCTCGCAGAGCAGAACTTATTGCCGAGCGACGCAGTAATGAAGCACTGGCGCGAAAAATTGCGCTAAAGCTCTCTGGTTGCGTCAGAGCAGACAAAGCAGCATCACTAGGAAGCCTTTGCTGCAAGAAGAAAGAAGAAGTCGTTCGAAAAAATAGAAGTATTTATTACAAGGATTCAAACCCATTAGGAAACAAAATACATGCAGTCCAAAAAATAAAATTGTACAGTAAACCACCGTACGGTGCTTATTGAGTATGCTTATGGTGAAAAAGACTATTTATGTTAATCCCGACCACGGACAAAATAGAAAAGTATCTGATAGAGGTCTTACATCTCGAGACAGGAGGAGAATAGCGAGATGGGAAAAGAGGATAGCATATGCATTAAAAAACGGTGTAACACCTGGCTTTAATGCTATAGATGACGGTCCTGAATATAAGATTAATGAAGACCCAATGGACAAAGTTGACAAAGCATTAGCAACACCATTTCCTCGCGATGTTGAAAAAATTGAAGATGAAAAATATGAGGATGTAATGCACAGGGTTGTTAACCACGCTCACCAACGAAATCCAAATAAAAAATGGTCATAGCCCACTTCGGTGGGTTTTTTATTGTCTGAACTAACCGAATTTACTACAGCAAACCACGCAGTGAAATGGGCGTGACTTGTGTTGGTCGCCAGAAAATGAAATTAGGCAGCAAACCACTTATTTGAGAGGAATTAATATGTCATCAATCCGCTTAACAACGAGTATGAAAGAGAAAATCGCTCGTAACGCTTTAATTAAATCTGGGGTTTTCACTGAGCTTGAAGAAGTAACAAAGTTAAAGAACCAGCTTGCACTTGACGCCAGAGTTGTTGTGTTTGGCGGTAAAAAGAAAACTGAGGAAGTGGATCAGTTATCATCCAAGTTAATGGCTATAAGCGAAGAACTTGAAAAGCTGGGATGTTCATTTTACTCATGCGATGCCCGTTCAACTTCAATTTATCTGACTGTATCTGGCAGAAGGGTTGGCTGGTATTCATATGGGAAAGACGGCAACGGCGAAGATATATTGCTCCCTACTCCGACCAAAGATAAATGCATGTTTAGCGCAGAACACGAAATAACAAAAAGGTTTGATGAAATCTGCGCATTGCAACAAAAACTTGAAGCCAAGAAAAAGGATATCGAATCAAATGTATGGGCTGCTTTGAACTCAGTCACAACAGTTAAGCGACTTATTGAAGTTTGGCCTGAAAGCAAAGAGTTGCTACCAAAAGAAGCAGATAAAGCAAGTACAGCACTTCCTGCTTTACGGGTAGAAGATTTGAATAAGATGATTGGACTTCCTTCCGAGGTCGCATAATCGTCCTTTATTTTTGGCATAAACAACAGAATAAACACTGCACTGTGTATTCATTCCAACGAGTGAATACACGGAGCAATGTCGCTCGTAACTAAACAGGAGCCGACTTGTTCTGATTATTGGAAATCTTCTTTGCCCTCCGATGTGAGGGCCTTTTTATATGCATACCAATAACGCTTCACTTGAGGCATTTTCGTTATGCAATCAAACAGAAGGAGCATCCTATGCAACAGTTCGCTATTGCAGGGGCGGCATCGGTTCGCCCTTTCAACCCAATTTTATCGGTGCAGCATTCACGAAAAAACATTTTAACCGGAGCAGACTTTAAACAACCAAGAATGAAAAGTTTGCTCGAAAAGCTTTGGGATATTTTGAAACAACAAGGCCGTCCATGAGTTTTACAGATAACTGGTCAGACGAAGAATTCATTCGTCAGATGAAAGAATTAATCGGCAACGAAGGAGATATTCATGTCACTTGCAACCACAGTGAAGGAGAGCAAGTTACAGAGGCGCATGTACACGCAGAAAGCTCTCTGGTATCGCCATAATGGCGACCGCGAAGGAATGCGGGTATGCCTTAATTTGTCCCGAGTCGAAGTATTAAATCAGCGTTATTTCCTTGGGCCGTGTCCATTCTGAGGTGAATTATGGATTTGAACAAATTCGATGAGCCATTCAGCCCTGAAGATATCGAATGGCGAATACAGCAAAGCGGTAAAACACGCGATGGCAAGGTGTGGGCTATGGTGCTGGCTTATGTCACGAACAGGGCAATCATGAAACGCCTGGACGATGTTTGCGGCAAAGCAGGATGGCGCAATGAATACCGCGATATTCCCAACAACGGCGGAGTTGAATGCGGCATATCAATCAAGATTGATTCCGAATGGGTAACCAAATGGGATGCTGCTGAAAACACGCAGGTAGAAGCCGTCAAAGGTGGTCGTTCCGGTGCAATGAAGCGCGCTGCCGTTCAGTGGGGAATCGGTCGGTATCTGTATAACCTTGAGGAAGGTTTCGCACAAACATCTCTCGATAAAAAACAGGGGTGGCACAGGGCAAAACTGAAGGATGGAACAGGATTTTACTGGCTCCCTCCATCGCTGCTGGTATGGGCAATCCCAGCATCAGATAACAAACCATCACCAGAAAATACCAACCAGAAATCTCCATCGGTTGACTGCGAACAAATCCTGAAAGACTTCAGCGATTATGCATCAACAGAAACTGACAAGAAAAAACTCATCGAGCGTTATCAGCGTGACTGGCAATTAATGGCTGGCAATGAGGATGCGCAGGCTAAATGCGTTCAGGTAATGAACATCAGAGTTAACGAACTAAAACAGGCGGCATAAATGGCAAGCAGAGGCGTAAATAAGGTGATTATCCTTGGTCGGGTAGGACAAGACCCGGAAGTTCGATACTCACCATCAGGAACAGCGTTCGCTAACCTGACAATAGCCACGTCAGAACAATGGCGAGATAAAAATACTGGCGAGCAAAAGGAATTGACTGAATGGCATCGTGTTGCTGTATCCGGGAAACTGGCTGAGGTCGTGGGGCAGTATGTGAAAAAAGGTGATCAGATTTATTTCGAGGGAATGCTGAGAACCAGAAAGTGGAAAGACCAGTCAGGACAAGACCGTTACACAACCGAGGTTCATGTCGGAATTAATGGCGTGATGCAAATGCTTGGCGGCATTGGCGACAGCAAACAACAAGCAGCCAGCAGGCAATCACAGAAGCCACAGCAGCAATCATCACCAGCACAACACAACGAACCTCCGATGGATTTTGACGACGATATACCCTTTGCACCAGTAACTCTCCCCTTCCCTCGTCACGCTATTCACGCAATTTAAGGACTTACATGAATCACTTGATGGTTGACCTTGAAACAATGGGCAACGGGCCATACGCGCCAGTTATTTCTATTGGGGCAGTATTCTTTGACCCGAATACCGGAGAAACAGGAGAAGAGTTCTCGGTAAATATCTCGCTTGAGTCATCAATGCGATATCGGGCGCGTCCTGACGCTTCAACGATTTTATGGTGGCTGGAACAGAGTGAAGAAGCCAGAAAATCGCTAACCAGCAACACTCAGGAGCTTTCAACGGCTCTTTCATGGTTATCTGAATTCATCATAAAGAACGCTAACCACAAATTCGTTCAGGTTTGGGGGAATGGAGCATCATTTGACTGCGTTATTCTCCGCAACAGTTATTCGCTGACAGGGCAGCCAGTTCCGTGGCAGTGGTGGAATGACCGCGACGTAAGAACAATCGTCGAACTTGGGAAGGTAATAGGATTCGACCCTAAGCGAGATATGCCATTCAAAGGAACTCGCCACAACGCGCTTGATGATGCCATTCACCAAGCCAAATACGTTTCAGCGATCTGGAAAAAGTTAGCTAAATAATCAACAGGAGAAAACCATGCCAGCGCCTCTGTATGGTGCGGATGACGCGCGCCGCTGTTCCGGCAATTCCGTATCGGAGGTGCTGGATAAATTCAGAAGAAACTACGATCGGATAATGTCGCTACCACAGGAAACGAAAGAGGAAAAGGAATTTCGCCACTGTATATGGCTTGCAGAGAAAGAAGAACGCGAGCGAATTTACCAGACATCAATCCGACCATTCCGCAAAGCCACATATACCCACTTCCCTGAAATTGACCCGCGCCTGCGTAATTACCGCTCACGCTATGGCGCTATCAGTAATGACTGAGGAATTAACAATGAAAACAATGAAGCTAAACATCGACCTCGGCAAATACGTTATTACCGGAACCAAACACGACCTGATTCTTAATGAAAGAGGAATTATCAAAGAAGGTGAGAATGCAGGGAAAGAAACGCTCAGTCGTATCGGTTATTACAGCAAGTTTGAGCATCTGGTCAAAGAGTTATGCAACCGTGAAATCCTGTTATCTCAGGCGCAGACGCTACAGGATATTCAGCAGCATATCGAAACTTTAGGTATGTCACTTAGCATGGCTATTGACCAGTTCGTTGAGAGTAAATCATGAGAGGACTTGCATACAATCCCGGCATTCTTCCGGCAGAAATGATTATTCGCCAACGCGTAAAGCCAATGCCATCGAGAGAGGAATTGCTTAAGAGAAATTCTTTTCCGTCAGTAAATCAAAACAAATATCTGAATGCGATGTTGCAGAGTGGGAAAAAATGAAACAAATGACACTAATTGAGATGGATGGATTTCTGAAAGGTAAATGCATCCCACGAGATTTAAAGGTTAACGAAACAAACGCTGAATATCTTGTCCGTAAGTTCGGTGAACTTGAATCAAAACTAGAAGCTGCGTTGCGGGAGTGTCGTTCTGCTGGAATCACGATTGATAACCTTGAGGCCAAGTGCGCGGCGCTGGCAGCGGAGAGTTCGGGGATGAAGAAGTTCTGCAAAGACGCTGCATTCGATGCCGATTACGAAGCAGAGCTAGGTATGGAGCGTGGTGGATTCAGTGATGCGCTTAACGAAATCAAAACCCCAGCCACCGATGCTTTCCTGGCTGAAGTACGTGCGCAGGGCGTGGAGATGGCTATGGAGCATATGCAGTCGAGCGGTTCGTTAACATTTGGAGATTGCTACATATCACTTAACGAGTTCGCCGCCCAGCTTCGCAAAGGAGGCAACCAGTGATCAAGATTGACTATCAGGCACTGCGTGAGGCGGCACAGAACGCGAAAGATTTAGGTGGGATTAAGAATTACAAGCGAGGCGAGCAAGCTGTTGCCGAATTTGAGTCCTTGATAACGCCACACATTGTGCTGGCGCTTCTGGATGAACGGGAAAGAAACCAGCAATACATCAAACGCCGTGACCAGGAGAACGAGGATATTGCGCTAACGGTAGGGAAGCTGCGCGTTGAGCTTGAAGCAGAAAAACAGCGGGCAAAGGTTCTATTTATGGAAAATGCTCGGCTTAAGTCAGGCATAGCCGGTCTGATACACCTCGGTATTCGATATGCAGATGTTGAGGTCATGAAAATTGCTGGAGATGCCCAGCTTTCTACCCCATGCACTGACAGCATCATAAACAGCATTGCAACAGGCATTCGCATCAAAGGAGAGTGAGATGAGCACTTTTACCGACAAAGAACTGATTAAAGAAATCAAAGAGCGAATCGGCAGCCTGGACGTGCGAGACGATATTGAGCGCCGTGCTTATGAAATCGCACTGGCATCGCTGGAAGCAGAGCCTGTTCTGTATCAGTCCTGCACTCGCCCCACCTGGAATAGCGGTGTTCCGTGGACGGAATGGAAAGAACGTAGTCGTGAGTGCTACGAAGACGATTTGCGTTTTACAGACACGCCTGACCATGCCGGTTGGATATACAAATGTCGAAAACTATACACCACTCCGCCAGCGCCGATAGCGTTAGAGGCCATTGAAAACGCAATTGAATACATTCGTAGTATCGCTTTTCACATCGATGAAGACGATTACCACGGCAAACATATTGCGTATTTCATGCGACAAGCATTGGCCTGGCTGGAAGGGCATTCATGCAGCGACGACAGACTGGGTAAAGCCGACAATCAACCAGTACGCGGCAACCAGGCTGCCGAATCCAATCGCGGTAATGAGTGGACCGGCAATCCTGATATTGATAACGCAATCATCATGCTCGACCGCATAGATACGGCGGAAAGTTACGATGATGACCGTATTGAGGCTGTTAAGGCTGTTTTGCGTAGACTGGCAGGCAACTCTCCGGTAACTCCGGATGGTTGGATAAGCTGTAGTGAGCGAATGCCGAACGATAAACAGTATGTTTGGTGTTGGGGGAAGTCTTACGGCTGGACTGAGTGCGATACCTTCGAAGGGTATTACGATTGGTCGAGAAACAAATGGTGGGCAGTTACTGACGATGGGGAAGAACCGGCATCGAAAGTAACCCACTGGATGCCGCTACCGGAGCCGCCGCAGGAGGTTAACCGTGGCTAACCTGCAACTTGCCGTCAAAGGTGAATACTTCGATGCCATGATTCGCGGAGATAAAACGGAAGAGTATCGCCTGTGTAATGACTACTGGAATAAGCGCCTCGTTAACCGTAAGTATGACCGCCTGATTATCACAAAGGGATATCCGAAGCGCGAAGACTTCAGTCGCAGAATTGACGTCCCGTATAACGGATATGAAATAAAAACAATCACACATCCACACTTCGGTGATAAACCGGTAAAGGTGTTCGCGATAAAGGTGAATATCGGCAATGAATAACAATCCTCGCACTCGCGGGGATTTCTTTTATCTGAACTCGCTACGGCGGGTTTTGTTTTATGGAGATGATAAATGCACTTCCGGGTGACAGGTGAATGGAATGGAGAGCCATTCAACAGAGTTATCGAAGCAGAGAACATCAACGACTGCTATGACCACTGGATGATATGGGCGCAGATAGCACATGCAGACGTAACCAATATTCGAATTGAAGAACTGAAAGAACACCAAGCCGCCTGATGGCGGTTTTTTATTGCGTGTAATTGCGGAGACTTTGCGATGTACTTGACACTTCAGGAGTGGAACGCACGCCAGCGACGCCCAAGAAGCCTTGAAACAGTTCGTCGATGGGTACGCGAGTGCAGGATATTCCCTCCTCCGGTTAAGGATGGAAGAGAGTATCTGTTCCACGAATCAGCGGTAAAGGTTGACTTAAATCGACCAGTAACAGGTAGCCTTTTGAAGAGGATCAGAAATGGGAAGAAGGCGAAGTCATGAGCGCCGGGATTTACCCCCTAACCTTTATATAAGAAACAATGGATATTACTGCTACAGGGACCCAAGGACGGGTAAAGAGTTTGGATTAGGCCGAGACAGGAGGATAGCAATCACTGAAGCAATACAGGCCAACATTGAGTTATTTTCAGGACACAAACACAAGCCTCTGACAGCGAGAATCAACAGTGATAATTCTGTTACGTTACATTCATGGCTTGATCGCTACGAAAAAATCCTCGCCAGCAGAGGAATCAAGCAGAAGACTCTCATAAATTACATGAGCAAAATTAAAGCAATAAGGAGGGGTCTGCCTGATGCTCCACTTGAAGACATCACCACAAAAGAAATTGCGGCAATGCTCAATGGATACATAGACGAGGGCAAGGCGGCGTCAGCCAAGTTAATCAGATCAACACTGAGTGATGCATTCCGAGAGGCAATAGCTGAAGGCCATATAACAACAAACCCGGTCGCTGCCACTCGCGCAGCAAAATCAGAGGTAAGGAGATCAAGACTTACGGCTGACGAATACCTGAAAATTTATCAAGCAGCAGAATCATCACCATGTTGGCTCAGACTTGCAATGGAACTGGCTGTTGTTACCGGGCAGCGAGTTGGTGATTTATGCGAAATGAAGTGGTCTGATATCGTAGATGGATATCTTTATGTCGAGCAAAGCAAAACAGGTGTAAAAATTGCCATCCCTACAACATTGCATGTTGATACTCTCGGGATATCAATGAAGGAAACACTTGATAAATGCAAAGAGATTCTTGGTGGAGAAACCATAATTGCATCTACTCGTCGTGAACCGCTTTCATCCGGCACAGTATCAAGGTATTTTATGCGCGCACGAAAAGCATCAGGTCTTTCCTTCGAAGGGGATCCGCCTACCTTTCACGAGTTGCGCAGTTTGTCTGCAAGACTCTATGAGAAGCAGATAAGCGATAAGTTTGCTCAACATCTTCTCGGGCATAAGTCGGACACCATGGCATCACAATATCGTGATGACAGAGGCAGGGAGTGGGACAAAATTGAAATCAAATAATGATTTTATTTTGACTGATAGTGACCTGTTCGTTGCAACAAATTGATAAGCAATGCTTTTTTATAATGCCAACTTAGTATAAAAAAGCAGGCTTCAACGGATTCATTTTTCTATTTCATAGCCCGGAGCAACCTGTGAACACATTTTCAGTTTCCCGTCTGGCGCTGGCATTGGCTTTTGGCGTGACGCTGACCGCCTGTAGCTCAACACCGCCCGATCAACGTCCTTCTGATCAAACCGCGCCTGGTACCTCTTCGCGCCCGATTCTGTCGGCAAAAGAAGCGCAGAATTTCGATGCTCAACACTATTTTGCATCCCTGACACCAGGTGCGGCAGCGTGGAATCCTTCCCCGATTACCCTGCCTGCGCAACCTGACTTTGTTGTCGGCCCGGCGGGTACTCAAGGTGTAACGCATACCACGATTCAGGCGGCGGTAGATGCGGCAATTATCAAGCGTACCAACAAGCGCCAGTATATTGCCGTGATGCCTGGTGAGTATCAGGGAACGGTGTATGTCCCTGCCGCTCCGGGTGGAATTACTCTGTACGGTACGGGTGAAAAACCGATTGATGTGAAGATTGGGCTTTCCCTTGATGGTGGCATGAGCCCTGCCGACTGGCGTCACGACGTCAACCCGCGCGGCAAATATATGCCAGGTAAACCGGCGTGGTATATGTACGATAGCTGCCAGAGTAAACGCAGCGACAGTATCGGTGTTCTCTGCTCTGCGGTCTTCTGGTCACAAAACAATGGCCTGCAACTGCAAAACCTGACCATCGAAAACACGCTGGGCGATAGCGTAGATGCGGGTAACCATCCGGCGGTGGCACTGCGTACTGATGGCGACAAAGTGCAGATCAATAACGTCAACATTCTCGGTCGTCAGAACACCTTCTTTGTCACCAACAGCGGTGTGCAGAACCGTCTGGAAACGAATCGTCAGCCGCGTACGCTGGTGACCAACAGCTATATTGAAGGGGATGTGGATATCGTTTCTGGTCGCGGCGCAGTGGTGTTCGATAACACCGAATTCCGCGTGGTGAACTCCCGTACCCAGCAAGAAGCGTATGTGTTTGCACCGGCTACGCTGTCCAACATTTACTACGGTTTCCTCGCCGTAAACAGCCGTTTCAATGCTTCCGGTGATGGCGTGGCGCAACTGGGCCGCTCGCTGGATGTTGATGCCAATACCAACGGTCAGGTAGTGATCCGTGATAGCGCCATCAACGAAGGTTTTAACACAGCCAAACCGTGGGCTGATGCGGTGATCTCTAATCGTCCATTTGCGGGTAACACCGGCAGCGTTGATGATAACGACGAAGTACAGCGCAATCTGAATGACACTAACTACAACCGCATGTGGGAATACAATAACCGCGGCGTGGGTAGCAAAGTGGTTGCAGAGGCGAAGAAGTAG